CAATAAGTTTAAAGTTAGCTTTGAAAGGTTACTTGATTTCTTAGAAGAACAAGTGAATGTTGATGAGGTAGTATTTTGTAATGGTTCTAAGAATAACTTTAGGAAAGATATATCAGCTACCTATAAGTTAAATAGAACGCAAAAGAGACCAGAGATATTACCTCTACTTCACGATATGGTTAAGCTTGAATACAATTCTATTTATGGAGATGGTGTAGAGACAGATGATGTTGTAGCTACGTTATGGGCAGAAGAAGTAGAAAAGAATGGTATTGACTCTGTTGTTATAATGTCTTTAGATAAGGACTATAAGCAATTCCCTTGTTGGTTTTATGACTACAACTACAAGAAAAGAGAGTTAGTTAAAATATCAGAGCAAGAAGCTAATGAGAACTTCTATTCTCAGATGATTGTAGGGGATTCTGCAGACAATATAAAAGTTTGTAAGGGTTATGGTAAGGTGTATGCTCAAAAGTTGTTTAAAGACGCTAAGAATAAGTATTCATTAATGAATAGAACTTATAGACTTTATAAGCAGGTTTATGGAGATGATGCAAAAGCTATGTTTAATCAAGCTAAATCATTACTAACACTAAAAACAGATTGTTATGAGAACATTAAGCGATGAAGATAGGGATACTGTAGAATTGTACTTCTCGAATGCAATACTTGAGATGCAGGAAGGGTTACCTAAATACATTTTAGAGGACATTTTAGAATATTACGAAGAACAAGAGTTATACTTGGCTTGTGCTGGTATAAAAAAGGCTTTAGATTGGTATCAAACCAATACCTTTACTAAAGTATTACTTAAAATAGAAGAAATAAAAGAAAACAATAAATTAAACTAAAACAAAAAAGATGATAGATTACAACAAAAAAACAGCAGATGAATTAGCAAGAGATTTTGAATTATTAACAGGTATTGACTTGAATACTAACTCAAGGAAGACTGAAATAATGATTACAAGAACATTATTCTATAAAGTACTAAGAGATGTTAATTATATGAACGATAGAATGATTGCAGAATGGTTTAAAGAACGAGGATTAAAAAGAGATAGGTCTTCTATACTTCAAGCACTACAAAAAATAGGTATTTACTATAAAACATACCCATCATTCAGAGATTTTTATAATGTTTACTTTAATGATAAGGCTGAAGAGTTTTTTACAATAGAACAGACTCAAAAGAGAGCTTTAAAGGAGTCTAAACGTAATTTACATATAAACTCATTAAAAATAGGTAAAGATAGCTTAGAATTGCTTATAGACACCATTCCAGAGGACAGAAGAAATGAAATACGTGAACTGATTACTATGAGAGTTAAATCTTGGTCTTGGAAGAGTAAAGATGAATGTCAAATAATAGAAGGAGAATCTATATTAGAATTACATTAACTTATTAATAAATAAATTATGAGAGGTACACAAACACATTATGAAAATGGCAAAGATTATGACATTATAGATGTTATTAGAGATTATGACTTGAATTTCTGTAGAGGTAATATAATTAAGTATATTGCAAGAGCAGGAAAGAAACACGATGAACTGCTTGACTTAATCAAGGCACAAGATTATCTCAATAGAGAGATAGAACTATTAAGGGAGGCTAATTAGCTTCCTTTTTTAGTTTAAATGTTAAAGAAATGTTAAAATTTGTTAAAAAGTATTTATAATCCAAAAAACTATTGTAGATTTGTGTCATAATCAGGCAGATTGCCATAAAATAAATAATTATGTTACATTACAAAATTTACGACAACCAAAAAAGAACTGCAGAAAAAGTGTTTAATTCAATTAGTCTTGGTAATAGACGAATACACTTAGTAGCACCTACACAATCAGGTAAAACAGGAACTATTATCCATTTAGCTAATATGCTTCCTAAAGACAACTTCATTTTGACATCAGGAATGATGGACAATCATTTATTTAATCAGAATAGTTATATTGCAGAAGTAGCTGCTAACAACATTAGAGCTATAAAGATACATAACTTACTTAAAGAACCTAATCCTAAGAAGATAGTTAAAGACCTTAACATAAAGTATATTGTTATTGATGAGAATCACTTTGGCATAGGTGAGGAGTCAAGGTTAGATTTATTTATAAGAGACTTGCGTAACAACTGTCCTAATGTTGTTATTATATGGGTTGGAGCTACAGGTTACCAATTAATAAATAGTGATATTATTGATGATACTATACAGATGGATGTTCCAAGTAATTACTACGGAGTAGCTGATATAATAAAATCAGGTAAGATTATAGACTCTAAAGATTTTAAGTATTTATCTGAGTTAGACTCTAAGATTAGAAAGAAGAATAAAGTAGATTATGGAGTAGTAGTTAATGATGATATGATAAAATTACTTGACCACTTAAAGTCTTTTAAAAATGGTTTAGGTATTGTTAGAGTTCGTTCAAAAGCATCTGCAGAAGTTTTAAGACTTAGTTTAGTTAATAGATTTCCTTATGCAAAGGTTTTTGTTGCAGTATCTGGTAACGGAAGTTCATCTATTGCTGAATCAATAAAAGATGCTAAGATACTATGTAAGAATAAAAGAGTTATACTAATAGTATGTCAATCGTTAAAAGCTGGTATTGACTTAGGAGATGCAAAAGAATGTATTAGATTTATTGTAGAGACTTATAAGACCTGTTCATCTGTATCTCAAGGATTGGTAGGTAGAATATGTGGTTACCACAATAATACATCTTGTTTATTTGTAGCAGACCCAGAAGCTATAGCTTTACAAGCTGCCTATGAGAATAACTATAGAGTTGTTAATGAAGAATTTTTATCTAATTGTTTCTCTGAAAACTCAAAAAGATTAGGTACTAACTTTTCATTTAAGAGTAAGTTTAATACCAAGAGTGAATATTATTATGGAGGTAGTGCTTATAAAGTTAGTTCAATATCAGAACTTAAAAGCGAATGGTTTGCTGGTTATAATGACAGATACCTTGACAAATTAGCTAAACTTATGACTAAAATTAAAGATAGTAATGGTCAATATATTTTAAAGTCATCAGACTATCCTGAGAATACAGATAGAATAAACACTATACAAAGTGAGAAATTTAAGCATAGAAAACAATTTGATTTTTATGTAGGTAAAATGAGTGATAGAATTAACTTTACATCTATATTCCATAGGTTTGCTAATACCTCAGAAGGTAGAAGAAGAGGTGGTTTAAAGGGTGGTGAGTCTAATAAAGATTATGCTAAAGCAATAAAAGTTGGTATTTTGTATGATAATAACGACAAAATGTTTTATATTGCAGTCAGAGATTTACAAATGACAAAGAGACAACTTAACTTAAATATTACTAATAAAACTATTTTTAACCCATTAAATGTATAATTATGAGATTTAAAGAGATTACAGTAGAACTAATAGAGCAGTACTTAGATGGAGTACTGCACGGAGATGAGGAGCATAGAGAGTGGCTTACAGAAGCTACATACGCATTCTTTGCAGAAGACAAACCAATACCATCTCCTAGAGGCTCAGGAACTAAAGATAGGCTCTATAAAGAGATAGAAACACTTAGATTAAGAATAAAAGAATTAGAGAAATGAAAGAAATAATAGAAACACTACAAAAGATTGATACAGATTTTTATAACGGAGGTATTACCTTTGGTCAAAAGTATGACCTTATAAATGCTATTGAAGAGGTATTAAGAAACCAAGAATTTATTAAATAGAAGTTATGACAGAAGAACTAAAGAATAGGATATTATCAATAAGACCAGAATACTCAAGTAACAGTAATTCTATGCACCCACTTCCTGATGAGATTTCATTATACTATCAAGAGGATGATTACTTAATAGATTTAAGTTTAGATATACACGATGTGTTAAATACAGAGGTTATGAAAGATGAGGAGGATTGTGAGTTATCAGATGCAGATGTTACTTTTATCTGTGGTTACCTATCTGGATTATTGCATTACGAAATAGAGCTTACTAAGAACTATTATGAGGCAGAACGTAACGAGCAAGGAAATTACTATTATTACAACTAAAAAACAAAATAAAATGAAGATATTAAATTTATATGCTTGTTTAGGTTGAAACCGATATAAGTGGAACGAAGTAAAAGAAGATATAGAGGTTACTGCTGTTGAATGGGATAAGGAACTTGCTAAACTATACCAAGAGCGTTTTCCTAATGATACAGTAATAGTAGCAGATGCACACCAATATTTACTTGACCATTATAAAGAATTTGATTTTATTTGGAGTTCCCCCCCTTGCCCAACTCATAGTAGATTAGTTACAAGTAATAAGAATAAAATTAAAATGAAATACCCAGATATGAAACTTTATCAAGAAGTAATATTTTTAGATAATTTTTTTAAAGGTAAGTATGTTGTGGAGAATGTAATACCTTTTTACACTCCTTTAATTCCATCAAATAAAAGGGGTAGGCACTTGTATTGGACTAACTTTAATTTACCAAATAATATAAACGAAAGACCTGCTATTGGCATAAGTCAAGGAGTAAATGAAGTAAAACGATTATGTGAATTTCACGATTACGATTTTTATAAATACAAAGGCAAACAACCAACAAATAAGATAGCAAGAAACCTTGTAGATTATAAAGCTGGTAAAACAATCTTTGAAACTGCATTAGGTATAATAAAAAAACAAGACATTAAACAAACAGAATTATTTTAAATACCTAAAAAACAAAACAACAACAATTTAGTTATCTTAATATGAGTAATTCACAAGAGATTAAGCCAACAGATGGTAGAAAAGGGAATAGTAGAAAGAAATCTATTCCCAAGCTACCTGTACCAGAAAAAGAGAGGTCTAATAAACCTGCAATGAATACTGCAAAGAAGAATCGTAAGAAACAATATGCTAAAAAGGCTATTAAGAACGTATTTGGGAGCGAAGTAAACGCTTTTGAGAGTTTAGCTAAGAAAGCAGAAGAAGGTAGCTATAATCATATGAAATTGCTTATGGATTTTGCTTATGGAGATGATAAAGAAGAGGTTTCTAATAAAGTTCAAGCACCTACTATTAATTTCTTTGGAGATAGTATTGAAGGCAAGAAGATTAAAGATAAGATTATAGACGTAACACCAAAAGATGAATAATATAAATATACACGAGAAATATATACCTATTTTCAAGAACGAAGGTAGGTATTTTGTTGTTACAGGAGGTAGGGGTAGTGGTAAATCATTTGGTATAAATGTATTCTTACTTAACTTAACCTATGAATCAGGACATAAGATACTGTTCTCACGTTATACTATGATTTCAGCACATACATCTATTATTCCTGAATTTATTGAGAAGATTAACTTAATGGGAGTTCACGATGACTTTAGGATAACTAAAGATGAGATTATGAACCTAAAGACAGGTAGCTCTATTATATTTAAAGGTATTAGAACATCATCAGGTAATCAGACTGCAGCACTTAAATCCTTGAATGGTATAACTACATTTGTAGTTGATGAAGCAGAAGAACTTGTAGATGAAAGTGTTTTTGATAAGATTGATTTCTCCATACGTTCACAAACTAAACAGAATAGAGTTATTCTTATACTGAATCCAACAACTAAAGAGCATTGGATATATCAAAGATTCTTTCAGAACGAAAACGTATTGGCAGCATCTAATATGGTTAAGGGAGATGTTACTTATGTCCATACAACTTACAAAGATAATAAGACAAACTTATCTGAATCGTTCTTAGGTAGGATATATGAAATGAAACGTAAGAGACCAGATAAGTATCAACACCAAATATTAGGAGGTTGGCTTGAGAAAGCTGAAGGTACTATTATAAGAAAATGGAGAGTAGGAGACTTTATTCCTACAGAACTTACTTGCTATGGTCAAGATTTTGGATTTTCAGCCGATTTAACGACACTTGTGAAGATTTCGGTAGATAAGAACGCAAGAAAGGTTTGGGTTAAGGAAATCTACGGAAAACCTAATCTAAACACATCTGAGATAGCAGGTATGAATAAACGAGAGTGTGGTATGGATTTAATTATCTGTGATAATAGTGAACCACGTTTAATATCAGAGATGAAAACATTGGGTCTCAATATAAAGCCTACGGTTAAGAAGAAAGGTAGTATATTATCAGGTATAGCACTTATGCAAGATTACGAGATAGTAGTTGATAGAGGTTCTCACGGTATAATAAGAGAGCTAAACAACTATGTATGGAAAGATAAGGGTGAAGCTCCAATAGATAAGTTTAATCACTTTATAGATGCTATTAGGTATGGTATGATGTATTTAATACAGGGAGTAAACTCTGGAGTTTATGTGATAAGGTAATAATAAAATGTTTAATATGAAGGGGGTCAATTAATTTTGTCTCCCTTTTTTTGTTTAATATAATGGGGTATGTTTAATATAATGGGGTGCGTTTAATATGGAGGGGTGTTTAATATGATACCCTATGTTTAATATGAGGGGGTATGTTTAATATGAGGGGGGTAATTTTGTTATTTAGAATGATTCTTAATAGCTTATTCTTATTTAGACTGATTAAAAATAAGCAGAATATAAGGTAGGGCGGAGTCTACTCTTTCGAACCTCTCAGCCCAGACCCGTACCCGTCGTAGTACGGTGTAAAGGTAAAACAATTTTTTGGTTCTGACAAACATTTTTTTATTTTTTTTGTTATTTATTTTTATTCTAAATAGTGTACCTTAATTTTGACGGGTTCAGGTTCTACAAATTTAGTATATATATATAATAGTATAAAACACTGAAAATTTATTTTTGTTACATTTTTTTTGATTTTTTGTTGTTTATTAAAATAATTGTTGTAGATTTGCTTTAGATAGCAATTAAGTTATCTATTTAAAACTCAAAACAATGAAACAAATTAAAAAAGTAATTAAGGAACTAAAAAAAATCGCTCAGGCTATTCACACTGTAAAACAATAAACAATGTTAGAAACAATTAAACAAATTAGAGACCTTGCAACGGCAACGGAAAACACCTATTTATTGCATAAAATTAGTATTTTAGAAATAGAAATCGAACAAGAAATAACAAATCAAATTATAAAATTTAAAAACGATTTGTTAGAGTTAACCGAACTTAAAAAATATATATAATTATGGAAATTTTAAAACACTATAAGCCTGTAAAAAATCTACTTTCAAAAGGGAGCACCAACGCGAAAACCTCAAAAAACGATATTAAGACTTTTATCTTATATCTTGCACCGCATAATTTGAACTACAAAGGTATTACACTATGCAAGGACGCAACAAAAGGGTGCATTGATAGTTGTTTAAATACTGCAGGACGCGGTGCATTTTCTAATGTGCAATTGTCACGTATTAATAAAGCGAATTTTTATGTTTCGGATAAAAAAGTATTTTTAGCTCAGTTACTTAAAGAGATTAAAAAAGAGATTAAAAAAGCAAGCGACAAAAATGAGAAAATAGCTTTTCGTCTCAATGGCACTAGCGATATTGATTTTTTATACTTACTAGATAAGCATTTTGATTTCAATGTAGATTTGTTGCAATATGATAAAGTTTATTTTTACGATTACACAAAAAGTTTACCACGTGCAAAAAGATACCAAAACTACAGAAACTATACATTGACATTTTCCAAAAGTGAAAGCAACGAAAAAGAAACTAATGAGGCGTTAAATTTAGGCATTAATGTTGCCGCTGTTTTTAGTGGTGATTTGCCGAAAACATACAAAGGTGTTAAAGTGGTTGACGGGGATAAAACAGACCTAGAAATGATTAAACATAAAAATGTAATTTTGGGATTAAAAGCCAAAGGAAAGGCCAGGAAAGATACAAGTGGTTTCGTAATAACTAATTATTAAAAATATATAAAATGTATAAACTAAAAATAAATTTTAAATTAAGACTAAAATTAATTAATACCAATAAAGACTTTATCTGTTATTCATTAAGCAAAGATAAGACTACTATTGAAAGCTATATTCTCACTAACGATTTGTATAGACACAGAAACAAGTACACAAATTTTAAGGCTCTCAGTTGTATCAAAAAACAATTTAATAGCATAACCTTTTAAAATAATATTATTATGAAATTTCAATTTTATTACATCAACCCTAACAACAACAAAAAATGTATAATAGGATACCAGGACTGCAAACAGCCACAAAGGACAAAATTGTATAAAAGTTTAGAAATGGATTTCAATTGTGGCTTTATTGATATATACGGCTGTGAACCATACGAGAAAATTTAATACTACATTTTAACCTATTAATTAATACTATTATAATTAATTTTGTAATAGTATTTTTTTATGCAATTATTTTTTTAATTACTTGGTATTGTATGGGGGTATAATACAATAATTTAAACCGATATTCAAAACTCAATATTAGCCATTCTAAGCCGCTCAAATATTCATTTGATAGTAGTGTACCACCTGAGGGGAGATAATGTCGTAGAATGGATATTTAAATTGTGTAGTATGTCACTTCTATGAATTCAACGAATAGTCAAATATCTTTTCGTTTAAAACTGACATATCAATTTTGAAAATATAATAATTAGTCCAATACTGATTATAGTCTAATATCTTTTTGTTATAAATAGGTAATTTAATTTTGAAAATATAATTATATGCTTGATGGTTAGATATGCACCCTCCTATAATCTTAATGTATGTTAGTAGTTAGCTAACTGATATAACTGGTTATGCTCGTTAGTTTGAATATCTATTGGGTGCTACGAAGATTATAAAGGTTATAGATGCAATTACTA